GAGTGTTATCAGCGGTTCCACGTCCACAACCATTAAGAAATGGTGTGTCCATTGGACTGATATTATATATAATATTTGATAGGTCTTCCCTAATGCCAATGGCACCATAGGTTTCCCTAGTATCTGTTGGAACTGTCATAATGCAGTCCTCCCTAGTTTAAATGTCTATAAAATCCTCTAAAAGTTTAGTCGCATCGTGGATGCCGCCAGACTCTCTAAGCCGTTTCATGGAAGCTGCTGTACGTGCTGTAGCTACTCGTTTTTTTGTAGAGCCAGAACCAGACTTCACAACTCTAGGCTTGTTTTTAACTTTTTTAGCCTTTATGTTGGAACCTGATAAAGCATCATACTTCATAGCCTTCATCAATGCGATAAAGGAACGTGAATCCACTAAAGAATCGATTTCTTCAGGGACGAATCCTTGGGTTAAAGCATACTCCCTAAGTTGAGCGCCTAACTCAGTTCGGGTTTTGGCTTCACGCCATTCAGGAATGTTTTGTGCTAACTTTTCATGTTCACTTGCTACGAAATTTCTATGTTGTTCAGACATTTGCTGCCGGAGTTGACCTTCCTCCTGCTGCTTTCGGTGCTGTAAACCTTGAATGTGTTCCTGTGCTTGCCTAAATTCTTCACGTTTAAGTAGATACTCTGACTGATCCTCTTCTCGTAAAGCATTCCAATCTATATTGAAACGCTCCAGACCACTCAGTGACCCTTCAATTACTTCGCCAAGATTGCGTACATATTGCTCTTTCAGTCCTTGCAATTCTGGAAGTTCTGTCTCATAACGAGATTTTGCTTCTTCAAAACTATTCCTGAGTTCTGCAAGCGCTTGAGTTTTCTTTGTGTAATCTGATTGACGAGAATACCCCTTTATCAATTCATCAAAGGTAACCTCATGCTCCATGCCATCAATAGTGACAGCGTAAAGATCAGGTTCTTCTTCTTCGACCTCTTCTTCAGATTCCTCAGAGTCCTCTTCTTCATCTTCATCAGATGCTTCTAATTCCTCTTCTGCTTCCTCCAGTTGCTCATCTTCAGATTCCTCTTCAGACTCTTCTTCGGAAGGTTGCTCTTCTGGTTGTTTTGGTGGTTCTTCTTCAGAATTCAATAAACCAAGAATTGCGTTTTGAGCCTGACTAACACTTCCAGACTCTGCTGGTGCCGATTCCGGCAGTTGCGGGGCTTCTTGCGTATCCGCCATAACAAATCTCCTCTAGATATGTGGGTGTTGCTTTTCTAGAATTTTAGCCATGTGTCCAGTTTCAACAATGGACTGTATATGGACTCTAATCCTATCAAGCAGTCTAACGGCCAACCAGAAAGATTCTCGTTGGTCGATATCTGTAGACCCTGACATTTTCCAGAGGTCTAACAACTCTTCTTCTAACTTTTCAAATGCTTCAACAAATATCGGGTTATCGAGAAGAAACTTAGCCTCTCGTTCTCGTTCTTCGGGTGTCATTTTATCCTAAGGCTACAGGCCTGTTTTGTTTAGCTTCTAAGTCAAGTTCAGCGACTTTAAGTTGGGCGTCAATCTGCATCTCAGCAGCTTCCTGCTGGACTTTTTGCGCCTTCACTTGTACCTCTGCCGCTCTAATCTCCAATTCGGCCTTCTTGTTCTGCATCTCCATTTGGGCCATTTGCTCTCTTGGATCTGGCTCTGGCGGAACTGTATCAGGATCAGTCAAGAAATCACCAACATTCTGAAACCCCATGTTCCGTATCAAAGCTGCGCCAAGATTGTACATATTCTTTTCGGTAACAATTTTTAATCCACCTCGCATAGCATCACCTGCAAAGTTTAACATTGCCGAAAGATGCATAAGCTGTTGTTCTTTATTACCGTGACCAAGAGCAACAGATACCGTGCAATCTGTCTTATCCTTCCAAGCATCAGGTCTAACAGGAACCCACTGATTCCGTAACATAACTACACGTTCCTTGTCTTGATACTTCAGTAGTAATTCATAGATAGTCCGCATTAGATCCTTTACGCCTGTCTCTGCGAACTGTCTTGCAATAAGTTCTACCCTACTTTGTGCTGCCGTCATTACGGAATTAACAGCAGAAGCCGTAGTATGCGAGGTTAATGCTTTGTCGTTTAATCCTTGAGTTGTTTTACCCACACCAGCCCTAGATTCTCTAATAGTATCTAGGTACTCAAGCATTTGAAAACTATAGGGTTCTAATGATGGAGTGGCTAATGGCGTTATTGCATTAGGAGACTTCACGCGAACCACACCACCGGGTCTCTGGGTTAGCAAATCATCTAGATTCGCCTGACCTTCAAGGACTGCGTACCTACCAAAGTTCTGGTTATACATATTGTCCATGAGGTTTCGCATCAATGTACTTTTTATTAATTGCAGATCGAGTACAAGATCAGCGACAGATAACCCAAAGAACTTGTGAGGTATTTTTATAGGAGTAATCGAAACAAAGGGCTTACTATCGATTGTTTCATTCTGTAGAACCTTGTTGCCTACCGTACAAACCTTACGTAACTCAGCAATACCATCGCCATCCCAATCAGCCTTTAGATAGTTTTCATGCAACCAATAGACTCTCAAAGAGTCATCAGAACCACTGAATGTACTTATACCACCCCAGTTACTAGCTGTCTTATCATACTCATAACGAGCCAATCTTTCAGGGGAGTATGCTTCCATACCATCATCGCCACCACCTAAGTCTTCCGGATCTAAATCTTCGTCTGGATACATCTCCCGTAGATCAGACAGTGTAAGCTGTACACGATGACAAACAAACTTTGCATCCTGTATAGTTTTGGATTCACTGGAAATTAGGAATTCACTGGGTGGGACATTCTCAATCTTTACACGACCGTTATAGTCATTCCTTATAACAACTAGATCATTATAAGTTTCTTCGCCTTCTAGATATTCAGTATGCTCAGTTACTTCTAAATCTGGGGAAGATAGTAATGCTTCTACCTCCATATTAGTTAGGCGATGATACTCTTCTCGCGTAGACTCTGGATACTCATCCCACCATACTTTTACTATACCATTCTTCTGTAGTAAAGCATCGGTAAACCATGAATAAAGTATTTCCCAACCAGAATTATCCTTAACAAATACATGATTCACATAATCAGTAGCTTGCTTCGCCATCTCAACATCTTCTGGCCCTATAGGATTAAACTTAACCATCTCATCACCGGATGCAAAAATACGCATTAAGGATGGTTTTATCCATTCTATGGTATCTTGTACAGTAGAGTCAACAAACTGTGATCTACCTTCTATCTCGTTTCCAAACGGTAGTGAGTAGTAGTACTCCATAGCCATCTCACGTTGTTTGGATAACTCATCTGAAAAATATCCTAAAGATGCGCGAAGTTCATCATCTATGCGCGCCTTTAGTTCGTCTTCAGTCATTTCTTCAGCCATTATATAATACCATATTGTTTATACTCTAATTCTTTTGTCCATGTAGGGTCTGACCCGGAAACAGCAAAGCGAGTTGCCATTGCAGCGTAACGAGTAGCAGACATTAGATCATCCCTGAAAGGTACTATTTTTCCACCCTTTCTATGGTACATCCTGAACTCTTCCCACCAATCAGATAAGGTTGAAAACACTTTAAACTTGTCATCCTCCATACGTTGCAGCATGGACATTATACCCTCCTCAACAGAATTGCCTCCTTTGTTCTGCCCCAATGCAGGAGGATTCTCGAAATGAGAGTGTAGCATATTGCACCCAAGGTTACGATACTGGTCAGCCAAACCGGGATTTCCCATAGAATCTCTCCTATTGCCATCATGGGGCCAGCTGATAGGGATGTAACTAGGACGAGTTTTAATTTGAGCGGCATGTACTGCTGGTGGGGATTTTGATTGCCTGTAACAGTCGTATACATAATAAATATCTTCATCCCTGTCAAACGCTAACCAAACTAAAGCTGTAGGATGGTCAAATCCGAAATCAATACCGCATATTCTAGGCCAATGATCCTCCAATATAATAGGATCAATCATAATCTTCTCTTCCATTACTGGAAAGACTAGACCAGAGCCTATAGAGGGTCTACCATACCTCCGCATCTCTCTTTCGTGAGGGCTGTAACTGGAGAGTATCTGCTCCATAACAGTCTCATTAAGGTGGCCCCCGTTGCCGCGCATAGATACGATCTTCTCTGCTGCGTCATCCCATGTTGCATTAACGAGAGCCTGTCCGGGTTGCAGCCTATTCATAAAAGAAGCGACGGTTTCAGTCATCCCCGCTTCAGGGGTAAAGGTCATGTAAACCATGCCTTTGCGATCTAGCGTCCTTGTGACCGCTTGGGAGTATATATCACGGGGAGGTTCCTCGTCAAGCCATATACAATCAACTGACCTACCCTGCCATTTCTCCACACCCATTTCATAGGCTTTAAAATGTAAAGAAGAGTTCCCACCAGAAACGTGCTTTACCAACGCTACACTTTTAGCATTAGGTACTCCGGGCTTGCGTTCCGTTTTTACTATATAATCTTTTGGAATCGTACCAGACCCGAAAGCCTCAGGGTCATCGGGGGAACCCAATAATTCAAATTGTACTATATCTCGCGTGGTTTCGTTAGATACACCACCAGCCCATGCAACAATAGGCTGTTTAAATACCCTTCCTTCCCACCAATCAGGGTATAAACCCGTTAAATGATAAGACATTTCTGCACTACCGCAATAAGATTTACCTATGCGGTTAGCCGCCATAAGTAATCTTTGGTTACAATCTTGTCCTGTTAGATGAAACTTTAACTGATAAGGATAAGGATCGTAAAAATTTATTCTATTGTACCTCTCCCTAGCCCGTTGGACTTGGAGTAGGTCAAGCAGTAAATCTTTGTCTTTAGTGTTTAATAAGGCTGTCGATTTGTCTTTGGATTTCTTCATCGCTCATGGATTCGATATTGGTTTGTTCAATCCTTTCAATAGGTTTGAGTCCCGCTCTGTCGAGTAAGTCTTTGATTGCTGATATCCTAGCAGAGTCACTGGTAGATGTCTCCGCTATAGTTGTTAACAAGTTTAACATATTAGGTACCTTGTCTGCAAGTACCTCTTTAGTCTTCTCAGCGATCAAGGGTCTAAGCTGCTCTTTTAGTTGATAACCTTGTTGTTTCGCTGTTCTTTGAGAATAGCCAGCATGGATAGCCGCTTGGGTAGCGTTACCTGTTTCTGCATAATGCTGTATGAATTTATCTTGTCTGTCTGTCATCTGTTAGGGTCTGGATCAAAGAATCCTTTTATTTGTTCTTTTTTATTCCTTCGTAATGCTTCGTACCGTAACCTCTTTAGTTCTTCTATCTTCCGTAATTCTTGCATCTTGTCTGCATGTCTTCGCATAGCCCTTAGTTGCTGTTTTGCGACAGTGCTAGTGCTTTCTTTGCTTTTCTTAAACTTTTGTGCCTTACTATCCCAATCTCCATACCCCTTACCTATATAGTTTGCGTAGTCCTGCGCCGCTTTTCTATCCTCGGCAGCATGATAACCCCTCCGCTTTGTAGCAGCGCGGATCATCCTATGTTCAGGAGTATCGTAACCTCCGTGGCCGACAAAGTCAGCTTTGCTGTTTCCCGGACCTTGTGGGTACCCGTAATCTACTGATCTATGACCTAGTTCGTGCATAAGAGTATCAATCATAGGTACTTTACGTGATGCTTCATGCCACTTACCACTCGCATCCTGCATCCAATTAAAGTCTGCTTGCCTGTTTCTCTGCGATCTATGTGTATTCACATCTGGTCGAGGTATATTATGCCCTTGTAATGTCTGGGTATTCAACGCAATAGGGCTTGGTCCGGGTTTCATACCTTCGGGTCTACCTCCATGATCCATTCCCCGTATGTGACCATAGACACCCTCGACATCCCCACCAGTATCGAAATACGGCATCGCAGCGCCTATACCATAAGTTCTTGCTGGATCGCCACCTCTAAGGCCATGCTTCATAACTTCTGTCCAATCTATTGGATCCCCCGGAACGTCGTGGGTCACATTTCTATTCTCTGGGTTTCCCAAATCCTCCATACGCTTACGAGCCATTTCTAACCAAGCAAACTCAGCCTCAATATCCCCCATAACCTCACTAGCGGTCTGAGGTGTTAAATTGAAACCAGTATCATATTGCTGATACCTTTTGGGTATCGGCGTCTTAGGGGGTTTTCTCTTTCTCTTTGCCATTACTTTAACTGTGGGTATTTACGCAGTACACATGACCGTATCCCAGAAGGATTAGGTGCATTGTGTGCTAGTTTAAGGGCTGATCTTGCTCTTGCCAATGTGTTGACAGGAAAGCTGCCTTTTGGTGCACCGCCAGCAGGACCACAGAAATCAGATGATTTGACCTTACGGTACTCACCTACATTAGAGCCACCGGGTTTCTTCCGTGCCTTTGTCTCTGCTTTGGTGTACGCCATTAGCGCCTTCTTCTCCGTAATTCATTCTGCATCTGACGCATTAGAGCAATATCCTCATCCTCATCAAGAGCAGTGCTGGATGGGTATAAGGCCATCCCAGCCCCACCTAATAATCTACTTCCTTTTGCCCCTTTCTCTGCTAAGAAGGACAACAAGCCACCTAGTTTGTCCTCTGCTTCAATATCATCGAAAAGATTATCTACTCCTTCCCTCTCTTTTCTCCTATATTCTTCAAATTTATGCACATCACCCACAAATTCTTGTGTTTGCTTTTGGCGCAGCCTGTCGTAGACAGAGTTATACCAGTCATCAGCTACGCCTTGTACTGTCGCTTCATCCCTTGGATAACCTTCTGCTGGGTCATGGTCATAGCCCGGTAACTTCATCATTGTACCCGGAGGAGAGCCATAATACTCCAACCATTCCTTATCCTTAAAGAATTTTTTCTCCACCTCTGGGCTTCTACCGGGAACCCTTAGATTACTCCAGAAATATTCATCCATCAGAAGACTAAATGCTTCGGGGTCTTCTTCTCTTAACTTCAACAGTTCATCAATCGTCCAGTTATTACCAGTCAGAAACTTGTAATCTTCTTCAACATCTCGCTCCCTCTTCTTCCAATCTCCTTTATCTGCCATATAAGCCCCCAAATAGCCTCTCTAAGCGATTTTAGGGTATTACCCCTAGCTACCCTACGTGGTCAGCAAACACAGTGTTTAAATGATGCACTTTAGAAGATACGTATGTAGGGAATATAAATGGAAAAATACCATGAATTAACCCCACCAATACCAATAACAGTAGTTTGCCAGAAGTTGACCAAGCAAACTGTAGGTGCCGCAGATAGGTTGTATTCTCTAGATGTTTCATAATGATTCGCTTATGTAGTGTTTATTACCCTTCGCTGTATGAGGAGAATATATATATATTATATATTTATGAAAGGGGGTCTATAGGGGTCTATATACCTAGCCTCTGATTACCTGAAGCCCTACCATCCGGAGGTGCGTAGTCTTCGATGGCACCATCTCAATTCCTCGTGTGTGCGTGCACAGAGGATATCTATTCCTGCATGTGCATCCCATATTACGCCTTGCTAGATCATCGAGGGGAATGATAGAGTGTTATGTTCCCTTAGGGAATAATGAACTAGGTCTAGTAGGTTTTTCATATATTCTCTACGTCCGCGCGCTCGCCCCGCCCTTGGGTGAGGGGCAATCGTGCTCCTCAACAGAGAGAACATATGAAAAACCAATACATTTCATTAAAGACGTTCAAGACTCTCACTCTATCATTAACCCTCTACGGAGATACATCAAATGGCTGATAAGGCTAAGAAAGAGAAGCGTCCAAATAGTGGCGAAATATGGGATTTGAAACCTTCATTTCATCCTCTGGGTGAAGCGGAATTGAGATGGCGCAACGAGGTCATCTATTGCACACCTTGGTTCAGTCCAGAGATTCGAGCATGGATCAATCGACACCCGGAACCCTTCCCGACTCGTCCTCGTAACTCTCGTCCAGATATGGGATTCACACTCGATGCGGTTCCTTACAATCGTAAGCGTAACGAGCAGGACGAGGAGTCAGCAGAACTCGCAAAGGCGATACTTACCAAGGCATGGGATCAAGAGGGTGTCGATCCTGCAGAGCAAGTAGACTCAGCCTCATACGATCTAGCAATGGCTACTGTCCAGCGCAACGATCCTAAGTGGGTCGGAGCAAGACTCGCAGCGCAAGCGGCGAAGTTGAGCGGCTCATAAGTAGCCATTTGGAGCCTCGGAGCCTCAGGGCTTCGGGGCTTTTTTATGCTCATTACTTGATTAGCCGACCCCTTTCATGAATGCGACCACACAGTATTATACGGGTGCAAAAGTAAAGGTTATTACCTTTATTTTTGTTACAATCTATGATAATCTTAAACTTGACTAGTAAAGGAGTAAATACGATGGCATATCGACGTACTGGTGAAAATGAGAGGCAGTTACATAAGAACTACTTGACTAGATACCGCAAGTTAATAAAGATGCAAAAGACCCACTATAACAAGTGGGTTGATGTTAAAAAAGAGTTGGACAAACTAATCCCTCACTTGGAGAGAAGTAAACATGGAAACGGATGATCTTCCTTTGGTAGCTAAGAAGTATTCAACATTCTACGACGGAGTGACAAGAGATAGTCATTTGCTGAGTAAAATATGTCGTCAACAGATAGGTCTTATCCTTGAATGGTGTAGCGAACAAGGTATTGAGTGTTTTGAGGATACTCACCGGCATAAGATAGTACAAAAGGACTTAGCAGAACGGACTGACGATTTCAGAACAGCTAAAGATGACTTCTTTAAGTCTATTGATGTAAACGATATAGATCAGATGAACAGCTTTTCACAAAGCTGGGACGGTTTTAAGGTTGAAGATATGGATCAGTTGGTTGTTAAATTTGATAATATAGACCGTCTTGAGATAATCAGGGACAACATGGACGATCACCTTGACAGTATCGATGATGCAGTATCACAGGCAAGGGGATATATCCATGCCTGAGCAGTTTAAATGTCAGCATGGTCATCAAGACTGTGCTGACAAACCTAATGGCGATTGCTGGCTGGATTGGCTCCGTGAGGAGCAATATCAGGCGGCAATGCAGGATGCCATAAATGAGCAGATGTATAACGATAATCAGTGACTAAGGAAATCAAATGAAAACTTCGATGTCATTAGAAACAGTGCTAGAAACTGCACGCACTATAGAAAATAGAGCAGTTGATTATATCGCACCAGTAGGTCGCTTAGGTATGAAGCACCATACTAACTACATTCATACCTATATATCTGATGCTATGGGTGTAGAAAGGTCAGAAACCCCTGACGCCCTTGTATTGCAACTTGATACTCCAAAAGGAGCAGTTAACGGAGAATTAACAGATAGTGCATTCAGGCAGTTATGTACTAAGTTAAAGATTCCATCACAATACGCAGAAATGTTGCGTGATGAAGAGATACCCTCCGAAGTTGGCGACGAATGGTCATTAGACACTGGTCGCGGAATGTTAACTAAACTAAGCAGAAAAACGTACCCAAAAGCTACACCCTTGCTTTCTGGAATGATTAACCATGGTTTACGAAATGGTGATCAAAATATCTATAGGATGTTACGAGGTCTGTTACCTGAGGAAACAGGCGGTACTCAAAAGTGGAGAGCAATCTTATCAAACCAGTACTTGCCTATTCCTTCTGTTTCTATTCTTGATAGAGCAATGATGCACTGTAATAATCTTTATAAATCAAATGGTTACAGGGCTGAGTTAAAGAGTGCTGAAGTTAACGAAGACCGATTATATGC